AGACACCAACAACAACATCTTCTCGATTGGCGTACAGATGGCCTACCGTCAGCAGCACGGCGGCCTTGATCTGGTCGTTGACGACGATGCCATCGAATACTTGGCGGTAGGCCACCAGGGCGCGCATGTAGGCGTTTTCTGCGGCCTTCAGGGCTGCGGCTTTTTCATCTGCGTCGGTCAATGCTTCCGCAGAGGTAACGGCGGCCTCTTTGGCGGCAGCGGCGGCGGTGAGCGCAGCCGGGGCAGCAGCCATCGCAGTCTGCAATGCCGTGTTGTCGGCGTACACGCCCCTGTCCATGGCCTTGATTGCGGCTTGCTCTGCGGCGTTGATGTAGAGGCCGATCATGGCGTCCTCATCGGTGCCGTCAACCCGTAGGTGCAGCTTGGCCTCGGACAGTTGGACGAAGCTCATTACAGGCTTTCAGCGTAGGCGACGGCTTCTGGGTTCGCGTCAACCTGGCCGGAGGCGAGTGCCTGAGCCAGCTCTTCGCCTTCAAGCTCGATCACGTCGTCAGGTTTTCCGAACGCACCTTCGACCAGCACGCGCAGCTTGGTGGCGCCGGTTTGCTTCTTGGTTGCCATGGTTGTTCCTTGTTGAATCGCAATGAAAAAGCCGCCCAGCGGTGAGACTGGGCGGCTTTTGCGTGGGACTGTGAAGGTTTACGCTTCAGGTGGCACTGTTCACGTACACCTTGATCGCAGCGGTGTCCAGCAGGTTGGAGCCGGTACGCATCCAGCCGCAGAAGCCAACCTGGCCGTTCAGCGCGAAGGCCGAATCGTCAAAGCGGCGCAGGCTGGTGGAGCCAGCAACGTCGCGGATCACGAACTGCGAGAAGTCACCGAAGGCGATGGACTTGGCATTCGCGGCCATGGCTGCAACGTCGTCGTTCACCGTGTAGGCGTAACCGCAGATGGTCGAAGGCGTGCCGCCGCTGATGCTCTCGTTGTCGCCGGGGTTCCAGATAGGACGGCCGGAGGTGTCCTTGAGCTTGCGGATCACGGCAACGGACGTGTCGCGCAGCATGAAGCGGGCGCCGCGTGCGCGATAAGCGCTGTTGACGCTGTGGATCAGGTCAATCAGGTCGTCGTAGGTCACGGTCAGGGTTTGGCCGGTGGTGCCGGTCTTGCCGGTGGCAGCGCGGGCCATGACGCCGAACGGCTGGCTGGTGCCGGTGCCGGTGGTGTAGTGTTGGTTGGTGATGCGGCCCAGGCGTTGCGCCAGGCGGTTGACAACGAACTGAACCACGTCGATAGCGCTGTCTTGGATCAGTTCCACAGGCAGGGCGATCTTCTTGGAGCTGTACTTGTAGGGGTTCACAGCCACCGTGCCGAAGGTGATGTCTGCACCAGTAGCAGCGGCGTTTTCCGCAACGATTTCGCCCACTTCGGATGTGCCGTCGCTGGTGGGCCAGTTCAGGGCATTGCCGCCTGCGGTCGTGATGACCTGGGCCACTTCACGCATACCGCCAAATGCCTTGAGCGAGTCCACCACCATCGCGGCGATTTCCGCTGGGACGGTGTAGCCGCCTTCTGCCGGGGTCGTGGTGCTCATGGCGTTGCGGATTGCAACGGCCTGCTCTGCTGACACGTTGTTGCCGTGGCGCAGGTACAGAGCCACAGCCGTCATGGCGTCAATGGTGTCGCCTTGGGGCTTATTGGAGGCGTCCTTGGCGGCGTTGTCGAAGTGCTTTTCAGCGTCCAACTCGCGCATGCGTTCGATGCTCTTGATCTGCGCCTGGGCGCGCTCGATTTCATCGGCAATGTTGTCGAAAGAGGCTTGCTCTTCCTTCGTCCACGTTTGCGAGCCTTTTTCGGCCAGCATGTGGTTTGCGGTTTTGGCGAGGTCTGCAATCTTCTCGCGCAGTGCGGTGATATTGGACATTTGAGTCACTTTCAAAATGAAAAAACCCGCTCTGTGACGGGTCTGGTCAGGGCATCCGGCCCTGGCGGTTTGCTGCGCGAGAAGCGCTAGGCAATCTGTGCAATCCGCAGGCGGTTAGCATTGGCTGCGGACATGAAAAAACCCGCCTCGGGGGCGGGTTCAGTGCTTTCGTTTTTTGGTTCTGGTGGCGGATCAGGCGGCAGCTTTGGTGGGTTGGCAAATGCCGACAGGTTCCATGTGTTCTTGGCCGTGGACTTTTCGGTGATGCTGTCGATAAGCCCGTACTCCAGCGCCTCTTGCGCGGTGAACCACGTTTCTGCCTGCATCTTTTCGCGGATTTCCTGCTCGGGCTTGCCGGTGCGGCTGGTGTAATCGTTGACGATGGCGCCCTCGATCTTCTCAAGCACATCGGCGGTATTGCGCAAGTCGGTCTTGTCGCCCCATGCGAAGCCGCTGGCGTTATGGATCATGAAAAACGCGCCTTCGGACATGCGGATTTCGTTGCAGGCCAGGGCAATACTGGTCGCCGCGCTGGCGCACAGCGAATCAATCTGCGCCACCGTCTTGCCACGGAATGCCGCGATGGCGGCCATGATGGCGCGGCCTTCAAACACGTCGCCACCGGGCGAGTTGATGTGAATGTTGAGCGTCTGCACATCGCCCGCCTGGTTGATTGCCTCAATGACGGACAAGGCCGAAACGCCCCAGTCCGCGCTGATGACGTCATAGATATAAAGGCTGGCTGTGTCGCCGTTCTGGGCGAGGTTGAACGGGCGCGGCTTGTCGGCCTTGTTGTCAACGATCAATCGAAATAGCTTGTTCATGCTGGTGCCCCTTCAGGCGTCGGTGTTGCTTGTGGCTTGCTGGGGTCGAAGATCACATCGCCGCCTTCCACGGGTGGCAATCCCTTTGTCCTGCGCACCTCATTGACGGTAAGCCAGCCCTGCCCAGTGCCAGGCCCGCCCAGTGCGGCGCGGTTGTAGTCGGCTTGTGCTTTGGCGTCGCCTTCGATCAGGTCGGACAGGTCGAACCGGACGAACTTGCCGTTATCGCGTGGGAACAGTTTTCGGTTCAGCTCCTGCTCTAGCCTCTTCAAGTGCAACCGCAGGGTGTGCATTACGAAGTCGCGGGCCTGTTGTTCATATCCGGCGCCCACGGCAGACGAACCAGTGGTTTCGCCGATCATGTGCGGTGGTACGCCGAAAGCGCGGGCGATGTCCACCACCTGGAACTTGCGCGCCTCCAGCAGCTGCGCGTCTTCAGCGGATAAGCTCAGTTCACGCGCCTTCAAGCCTTCGGTGAGCACCAGCGGCGTGCGGTGGTAGTTCTCAGAGCCTGAATACTTGTTCTGGAATGCGGTTTGCAGGCGGGCGATCTGCTCTTCGCCCATCTTGGTCGCGGCTTCGATGATGAAACTCGGGTGCGCGCCATTCGCAAAGAACTTGCCGCTGTAGTCATCCATCGCCAGGGCGTTGCCAATGGCGTTCTTCGCTCCGTAGGCGATGACGCTCATGGAGCGCACGCCGTCAAAGCCGTGGCCTGGGAAGTGCAGGATGTCGGCGGGGTCTAGCCATGTGGTGACGCCAAACTCCGGCATCGTGATGTAGTAGCGCACAGAGCCGTCTGGCATGCGCCAGGGCTGCACAGCGCCCCACGGCAGGGGCTGCAACGCTGCCACAGAGCCATTCATGCGGCGGCGAATCCATGTAAACCCGTCACCGCGCAATAGCTGCTCGCTGACCTTGTTGTCCCAGTGGCTAGTAGCGGTGAATTGCTCGTGCGGCTGCTCGTTCAGCAGATACCACAGGGCATCGCGCGGCAGCTTCACTTCGCTGTCGCCGGTTGTCTGCAAGACGTCGAGGCGCAGGGTGGAGATAGAACCGGCGATTTTCTGGCGGCAGGCTGACACGGCGGCCACGCGCTGCGCAGAGATGTGGTTGACGCTGATACCAGCCGCGCCGGGGGCGACGCCGAAGGCTTCCATCACCGCGTCGCTGTAGGTGGCGTTTTCCGGGCGCACCTCTCCCTGGCCCGACTTGAACAAGTCAGCCAATTTAGAAAAGATGCTCATTACAGTTCTACAAAGCCTTGTGTGATTTCGTCAGACACGATGTGCTGATTCACCAGCCCCGCCGCCATCACAGCAGCCACGGCCAAGTCAATACGCCCCGTTGCTTTCTCTTTCGACAGCTTGCGGTTTTCCGCACCGTCCTGCTCAATGACTGCGTTGCTCATGCACCAGTCCAGCACCTTATGCCCCGCGTGCGCAATCTCGCCATTGAGCAACATGCGCTCGAAATTTTCCAGCGCGGGGCTAAAGTCCTTGTAGCCCTGCCCGACCGGCTTCATTTCCGGCAAGCTGATCCCGTCATCTGCGGCCAGCGCCATCAAGTCCTCGATGCGCCA